TGAACATAGTAATCTATGCCACCCAATACCATTACAGCCATTTCTTTGTCTTCTAGTTCAGTTGCAATAACAAGCAACTCTGGGTCAGTATCAACCACGTTATGTGGCTGGGCTTCAACTGACTTTACAAATGCAAATAAAACTACAGCCGTTATACAAATTGCATAAAGTAAATGCTTAAATGACATGACCCTTTTCTCTAAGTCTACGTTTCCATGCACCACCTACTTTCTGTTCAGACAATTGCTCACGCAACCAAAATAATGTTGGTTCTTTTTTGTCTGCTTCGATTGATGGATTTGTTGCTAACGATTCTATTAGTTGATTAATTTCATTTTCAGATAGATTTAGTAGGTTCATTGAGTTTTCCTTGTCATATATATTTCCTGTTTTTATTATATTCATACACTTCTCCTTTTATGGTAAATAATTAGTCATATGTTGTGATTTAAGAAATTTACAATTTTTGTTGTGCCATTCTTTATACATCTCTACATATGGGTTTACATCAAGACCGAATTGCTCTTTAATAAAAGTACCACTGAATAAATCATTCATGTTATATAACTGAGGATTTATTTTATCGTACCATTCTCTTTCATATCTGTACATAGTTGGCCACCATGGATTATGATGATTAACGTCATCTATCTTAGTGCCATAATCTTTTCTAGCATCCCAAGATAAAACTTCTCTTCTCATACGGGCTGTAAGCATCATTGGAAATGACCGCCACATATGAAGAGAGTGTACAAATGTGTTTAACTCTACTACGTTTTTAAATGAATCTAAATCTAGTTCGTATTTATCGAGATTCACTAAAACATCGAGTGTTTTAAAATATAAGGTCCAAGATTCATCGTTGAGTAATTCATCGCCAATATAATCTAATAGGAATTTTTTAAGTGTCGCGGCTTCATCGGAAGTATGAGGAGTCGCCTCAACCGATAATGGGTCATTATTAATCCAGACTTTTAAGCCCTCTTCGTAATACCTACACAATTCTGAAATGGCTTCTGTCTTCGTATCATATGTTATTAACGGACTACAAAATACTTTTGCTTCAGATAATGTATAACAATATTTGTCCCATTCATTTGCCGCAATATCAATTATTGTTGTATCTTCAAAGAATTTCATTAAAGGAGTGACAGAGTGTAACCTGACTAGATAAGGTTTGTCTTGTCTTGTAAATTTATCTATAACTTCATTCATTCTTTTATCAAGTACTGATGGTTGAAAGTGAGATGACGAAGATGAAGTTATTTCGCAAAACTTATCATACCAATCTTCCCATGTATGTATAGTATCGTATTCTGGTAAGTTACTTCCATTATGGCAATCGTTATCCACAGAATTATAGGGAGACATTAATGATTCATTCATAAAAAAATCGCCAAACATCCAATCTTTAAATAACGACCTATTACTATTCTCTGCTCCCACTTCTGTATAATCAGAAATGCCAAAGTTTTTATTATAGAAATAGTCAGTTTCTTGTGTCAGATAATTACAGATTGTTTCGCCACCCATTCCACCTTTGTATGAGAAGAATACAAACTTATGTTTGTTATCTTTCATAAAATTTATGAATACTTCTTTATTCATCTCAACCGTTCAATATCATTTTCTTCACATAGTTCACCATATTGCACTTCTAATATATGACAAGGTTCATTCGTAATATTACCTGCTTGGTGCCATTGATTTTTATTAATTGTTACCGTTTGATGAGATAGATAAGTTCCCAATTCTTCGATATCAGACGAAACATTAATAGTATTGAATGAGCATTCTCCTTTGAGTATGTGCCAGTGTTCTGCTCTATGCTTATGACGTTGCATACTTAAACTTTGTCCTGGAGCAATTATTAGTTCTTTAACTTTATATCCAGGTTTGTCATCTAGTACTCTATACCATCCCCAACTGCGAATTGTTTTTGGTGATTTCCATTCTTCTAAAATCCAACTACTTGAATTCTTTTTATCTTCGCCACCAACACCAAATACAAACTCAACATCATCAACTACCATTTCTGGTACGTTCTCAGTTGTTCTATCTCCGCCATTAGCAAAGAGTAATCTATCAGTAGGATAATGGGCTCTTACTTGTTTTATAAAGTTTATAGCAGTATCATCATCATCCATGAATGTAAACACTTCATCAACCATTTGTAAATTATTTACAATGTTAAGACGTTCATTCCATGGCATAAAGGCGTTACCTTTTTTACGTTCTAACCATTCATCTGAGTTTAAGCCTACAATAAGAATATCACCTAATTCTTTTGCGGCTTTAAGATATGAAATATGTCCAGAATGAACTGGGTCAAAGCCACCAGTGGCAAGTACGATTTTCATTACTCACCAAATCCGTCTATTGCTCTGGCTCGTTGTTTTAGTTCAGGTGGAAGTTCTCTAACTTCTTGAAATCTAGTTGTTAAGAATTTAATATTATTCTTAATCCAATCGGCTTGTGTGTAATCTACTTTTTCTTTCCAAGCCAGTTTTTCATCTAGATGTTCCATCCAAGTACTTTGTATCCATGTTTGAAACTCTGTTCCCATTTTGGTCATACTTTTCTCCTGTGTTAAATGTATTTCTACAATTGGATGGTCATTGACAAATCTCATTACAGTATGGTATTCTTTGCATACTCCATTCTTAATGTTTGCATTGCCTATATCCATCATTACTTTTTGTAACTTTAAAATAGTTTCTTGGTCAACTGTCCTAGGTACTAAACAAAAGTGTGCCTCGTTATGAGGTGTTAACGCAACAAAATCTTTTACTTCATAATCTACTTTACCTATGCTATCTAATTCTATCACAGTGACATTCCGCCAAACGTGTCTTCTGATACGTCTTGCTTCACTCCTCCTTGAATATAAGAAGTGATTTCTGTTTCTTGTGGTGCTACTTGTACATCTGCGCCAGCAATCCATTTTTGTGTCCATGGTAATGGATTCGATTGTGGAACAACATATGGACATTTTAGATTAACAGCAATCATACGTTTGCAACAAATCCATTCAATGTAATCACTTAATAATTGTGTGTTTAATCCAATCATACTGCCATCTTTAAATAGATACTCAGCCCATGCTTTTTCTTGGTCAACTGCATCAACAAACATCTGAATACATTCTTTTTCTGTTTCTTTTGCAATTTTAATATAATCTTTATCGTCTTTAGGCAAAATCTTTAGAAGTGATTGAGTAGATGCCAAGTGCAAATTCTCATCACGTGCAATTAGTTTAATAATTTTAGCATTGCCTTCCATCTTCTTAAGTTCAGCAAAAGCCCAACTACAAGCAAATGATACGTAGAAACGAACACCCTCTAGGATGTTAACACTCATCAGTGTTTTGTATAATGCTTTCTTAAGTTCGTATAAGTCTACTTCAACTTTCTTGCCATTGACTGTATGTTTGCCCTCTCCTAGCAATTGATACTTTAATGACAAGTCAATAAGTTCATCGTAGTTAGTACTGATAGCATCAGCACAATCTGTAATCTCAGGAATATTCATCATCTCATCAAATACTTTACTAGGATTAGCATACACATTACGAATAATATGAGTGTAACTACGTGAGTGAATTGTTTCACTGAATGTCCAAGTTTGAATCCATGCTTCTAGTTCTGGAATAGATACTAGTGGTCCAAATGCTTCAACTGGCGCACGACCTTGAACACTATCTAATATAATTTGTCTTTTAAGATTACTTGTGAAAATGTGTCTTTCATTATCTGTAAGATTATTGAAGTCGTTTGCATCCTTATGACAATCAACTTCTTCTGGACGCCAGAAGAAACCCAACTGCTTATCAGTTAGTTTGTCAAACTGTTTATACTTCAACATATCATAACGCTGGATTGTCACTCCACCTGACGGGTCCAAAAATGCTTTCGCTTTTGTGTGGTCTTGTTTGTTGTTTGAATTAAATACGCTCATAGTTTCCTCTCTTAGTTTTCTCTCAATTGCTTCATATTTATCATCTTCAAGACTTTATTTCTAATTTAGCCTTAGCCAATTTGTAATAAAGGCCGTATTCTGCTAGTATTATACAAGTGTCACTAGGATGTTCATGTGTCATCTCATTTAATGTGTGTATTGTTTCATTTATTAGAAAGTTAATTACATTTGGTTTATCTGCAAGTATCTTACACATCTTAACTACTTCATCTAACTCTCTTAGTGAGGTCGGTTTGAATCTTTTATCATCCAATTCAAAATATATATTTTGCGGTATAGAAGTAGTTACCTCTATCCATTTTAAAAAATCTGGCATATCATATAATGGTTCTATGTCATTTCCATCTCTATAAAAATCTATGTTATTTGATATGTGTATTAAGCAATCCTGTGTTTCGCCTCTTCTTAAAAATTCTGTTATAAATTTTTGATACATAGAAAAGTCTACATATGGAGAAAGTTTAATGTCATAGTTATAAAATATACCATTACCAGAAAAAAATTCATCTTCTGCTATTTTATTTGATTCGCTATAGTCTGAATGCTCTCTGCAACTATAAAAATACCCTACTCGCTTATTGTCTCTCAGCGGTCTTACACATATACCATGTGCTTCTTTATAACTAATAAAATCACCATCCATTAAATGGTACAACCTTCACAGTCTTCATCATCTATTAATCCAGGCTCTAATGGTTCTTCATCATTAAGAGCATTGATATCTAGTTCGCCTTGTCCATCAAATGTATTGAAGTAATACAATTGTTTTCCACCATACTTATAAAACATAATAAGATGCTGTAACATTACAGACATTGGAATTTTCTCATCTTCAAAATGTACTGGATTATAACTTGTATTCACTGATATACCTTGGTCGATATACTTCTGTAACACTGCCATAATCTTTAAATAACCTTCTGGACTTTTCTGGTCCCATAGAAGTTCATATTTGTTTTTCAACTTGTGAATACCAGGAACTACTTGCTTTAGTACACCGTGCTTTGATTGTTTAACACTAACAAGGCTACGTGGTGGTTCAATACCATTTGTACTATTACTAATCTGTGCTGATGTTTCTGCTGGCATAAGTGCCATCACTGTTGAGTTTCTAATTCCATATTCTTTAAGGTCTTCTCTAAGAGATTTCCAATCCATTCTTTCTTTATGAGAAACAAGTTCATCAATCTCTATTTTACGTGTATCTATTGGAACGACTCCATGTCCATACTTTGTCTCATCAGATTTAGGACAAGGTCCTATTTCTTTTGCCAAATTATTTGAGGCTTTGATTAGATAATAACTCCATGCTTCTGTCCATTCATCTACTAACTCTAAGTTAGGGTCAGAGTAATTCGTATCATTTTTAGCCAGCCAATACGCAAAATTTATAATGCCTACACCCAAAGGTCTCCTATTATTTGTTGCCAATTCGGCAGCAATCAATGGATAATCCTGGTAACTCAATAGAGCATCAAGTCCTCGTATTGCTAACTCACAAGGTTTCTCAAAATCTTGTGGTGATTTGATGTTGCCCCAATTAATAGCACTTAGTGTACAGAGAGCAATTTCTCCTTCTTCGTCCATCACACTACTCAATGGCTTAGTTGGAAGAGTAATCTCACAACATAGATTTGATTGTTTGATTGGTGCTACTTTTGTATCAAAAGAACTATGGTCATTCGCATGGTCTACATTTTGTAGATAGATACGACCTGTATTCTTACGTTCATTCATAAATGATGAAAATAGTTCAATCGCTGGAACTGTTTTCTTACGAATAGATGTTTTACGTTCTGCTGTTTCATAAAGTTCACGGAACTTATCTTGGTCATTGAAGAATGATTCGTATAGTCCTGGGACATCTTGTGGTGAGAACAATGTGATATTGCCACCAGTCATTAGACGTTCATACATTAGTTTATTGAACTGAACACCATAGTCCATGTGACGAACACGATTGTCTTCTGTGCCTTTGTTATTCTTTAAAACAAGTAAATCTTCAACTTCATAATGCCAAACAGGATAATATAATGTTGCCGCACCGCCTCTAACACCGCCCTGTGAACATGATTTAACTGCCGCTTGAAACATCTTATAGAATGGAATGACACCAGTATGTGATGCATCGCCATTACGAATAGGTGAGTTTATAGCACGGATACTACCCGCACCAACCCCAATTCCTGCTTTCTGAGAGACATATTTAACAATTGAACTAGATGTCGCATTAATACTATCTAAACTATCATCTGTTTCAATTAATACGCAACTACTGAATTGTCGTTGTGGTGTACGAACACCAGCCATAACAGGCGTTGGCAATGAGATGTCAAAAGTACTAATCGCATCATAGTAATCTTTTACGTACTTTAGTCGTTCTTCTTTTGGATAGTTACTAAACAATGTTGCCGAAATTAGCATATATGCCATTTGTGGAGTTTCGAATACTTCTTTAGTTACACGATTTTGAACAAGATATTTGCCACGAAACTGTTCCATTCCAACATAAGTGATGTCAAAATCTCTATCGTGTTTAATGAAAGTGTTAATCTTTTCCCATTCTTCTATTGAATAATCTTCTAACAATGCTTTATCATAGAAACCAGATTTAGAATTCTTGTTGACTAACTCTGCAATGTGACATGGTTCAAAAGTACCATACACTTCTTTTCTAATATGATAATTAATTAGATTACCTGCTACCCATTGATAGTTTGGTGTTTCTTCTGTGATTAATTCGGCTGCCGCTTTGATTAATGTTTCTTGTATCTCACTACTAGTCATTCCACTATAAAACTGGATATGCGATTTTAATTCAACTTCACTAGCAGATACATTATTGATATTACTACATGCTTCGAAAACGACTTTGTGCATTTTCTCTAAGTCTAATTCCTCTTTGTCTCCGTTTCGCTTAACTATATGAATTCCGGTCATTTTATCCTCTGCCCTAATATGTGTTAATCTCTGAATCTTCCATGCCCGCAACACGTAACTTAATTATGTTGGACAGTTGAAAGTGCTTAATTTCAAACCCTTTTGTTATTCCGAGATACTGATTTCTGATGAGTGCTACTTGGTTTATCAATTCACCTACTGCAACAATTTCATCTTCGCCATCTGCATATTTTTCGGCATCTCTACTGCTCAATACTTTATTATAGTTCTCTAAATATTTTCGTAGATACGAACTTCTTTTCTTTCGTAATGATATATTTAGATGTTCTAAAATGGCCTCTATCTCTTGTAATTGACCAAAACGAAGTTCTACGTAAGCAGGAAGATACGTGGCATTTTTTTCAATATTACCTTTTATCTTCACTTCATTTCTTGCATCCTTTAACTCTGTTTCAAAGTATTGAATACAATTAGGAATTTCACCCCAGTCTTTTACTACTTTACTATACCAGTTCATCAGTCCCAATCATCGGTGTCATTATCATTTTCATCTTCTTCATCCTCAAAGTATCTATCTATTGCAACCAAAAGAATTGGGTTGCCGTCAATTAGTATTTCTATATCTTCACTACTCATTCCTAAATCATCGCATTGCTTTATGAACATTTCGCCGGCTTCTATTCTATCTTTGCCAGGAATATAGTTCACTAAAGT